TACAAGATTGCCGAAGCACTTGTTAAAACAAAACGAGAGAAGCTTCTTTCGTTGCGCACGGCAATAGATGCAATGAGAACACTTAATGCAAATGTTAGAGTTCAGGTATGAAATTAGGACGCAGTGGCTCATCCCTATTCCCAAGACGCTTAACGAAGGTTTGGCTTGGTTTTGCCGAGGATTATGTAAAAGTGCATGAAGAAGCTCATGCACAAATAATTGAAAATATGGGTTGTCCCTGGAATACGTCACCGAAGACAGTAGATGAATTTATTAAAACTTGTGATGCTAGAAGTGCTTGGGAAAAAGAAAATAATGCAGTTGCCCCAACATGGTGGGGTTGCATCATCACCCATTCGTTATTCGAAGAACTGGCACGTGAAGTGAAGGAACTACGGGATGGCAAACGGAATTCATGAATCACTTCTTCCATTATCTACAGATATTGACTCGCTTCGTCTTCTTGATGGAAATCCACGAATTGGCGACGTTGACGCAATCATGGCTTCCTATGAAGAATTTGGCCAAGTTAAACCAATAGTTGCTAGAAAAAATGATGATGGCACAGCAACTGTAATTGCCGGAAACCATCAGCTTCAGGCTGCTGCGAATCTTGGCTGGGACAAAATAGCTGTTGTCTACCTAGAGGCAGATGACAAGAGAGCCATAGCGTATGCAATTGCTGACAATAGAACTATGGAGCTTGGGTATACCGAGCCGGAACTTCTAGACAGCCTCATTGTTGAGGTTTCCGATATGTACCCAGAACTCCTAGAGGGTCTGGGGTGGGATGAATTTGAAATCGCTGGAATAGCTTATGAGACTGATAGAAATAGTTCAGAACTATCCGAGACAGGCGTTTATATTCCGCCAGTAATGATTGAACCTTCGCCAAAAGAAGAGGTTCGCCAAGTTCTCCACGTTGCAGAAAACAGTGAGGGGGAACGAAGAATTGTCGTCGACCCATCCGCAGACCAGCGCGACGTTGCCATTCGTGGCTCTACTGTATCTGGAACTACACCAAGAGCTGTTGTTCAGTACACAATTGTCTTCGATAGTCCTGACCAGCAGACGAAATGGTATGACTTTATTAAGTGGCTAAAGGCTGACCCCGGAACAGACGGCGCAACAACTGCAGAACGTCTAATCAATTTCGTAGAATCACATACTGAGGTATGACGCGCCAAAGAATGTTTCTTGAAATGAGCTGTATTGATGCGGCTCGCGAGAGACTTCGCCACGTATATGACACCTTTGACACTGTTTGTGTTCAATTCTCTGGTGGCAAAGACTCAACTGCTGTCCTGTATTTAATGAAAGAAATACATGAGGAACGTGGGCTTGGTCCTGTAAAAGTAATTTTTCGTGATGAAGAAATGGTCAGCCCGACTGTTGTTAAGTACGTAGAAGAAGTTAGGAACTACGACTGGGTTGACATGGAGTGGTACTGCCTTCCATATCCAGCTGAAGTTTGGGTTCTTGGAACTAGAGTGACAACTCTTTTGTGGAGCAATGCCAGAAAAGAGATGGGTTGTCTAGTGCGAGAAATTCCGCCATGGGCGATAACTGGAGAGCACTTTGGATTAACCCACGACACTTCGCTTCCAGAGCAAACCGACTACTACACGATGCAAGGAAAGACTGGAAACGTTGCCTTTGTGACTGGCGTAAGGGCAAGCGAGTCGATGGTTCGGTATAGGTCATGCGTGCAGAAGCTGCATGAAAGCTACATCGTCACCCCATATAAACTTAAAAAAGGCATTCCACTTAAATTCGCTAAAATAATTTATGACTGGAATACTAATGACGTATTCAAGTTTATAACAGAAGAACATAACGCTACTTTCTGCGAGTATTACGACTTGGCATCATTGACTGGTAGCAATACTCGAGTTGGCATTCCGCTACACAGTATTGCAATCAGGAGAATCGGCGACGTTGTCGCTACGGAGCCAGAATTTTATGACCGCTTGTGGGAATGCTTCCCTCAAATAGACGCCCAGCGTCGTTGGTGGAAAGAGTTTGACGTAGAGAAACTCATATCAAAATATTCTGAATATGGGTTCGACGGCGCCTCGATGTTTATCGAAGATTACCTAATAGGCGAAAGACGCCAGCGCGATGCTAAGGCTTATGTGGCGCGGTTTAGAAAAAAGCACTTTGAAGACCCGCGCGGATATCCGGTCAGTTGGCTAATCAGAATGCTCGTTTTGAATGACATTGATGTCAACTCACCCACCCCGGTTGGTCCAAAAACTAGGGCATATACAGTTAGGCAAGCGGAAGAACAGGCAGATGATGGAATCTTTGAATATTAAATATGTAAACCCAAATTCACTGAAGATTCCAGACTGGCGAGCAACCCATATTCTTCGCCCTGACCTTTTGGTTCTTTCTTCTTCATTGTCTGAGCTTGGATTCATACAGCCCATACACGTAAGAAAATCAAATAGTGAAATAATTGACGGGTCTGAAAGATTTCTCCTTGCAACAAATGTTAAGCAAATACAGATTCACATAAAGAATGGAATACCAGTCATTCAGCATGATGTTGATTCGCTTGAGGCAATGATGATGCATTTGCGGCTTAACAGAGGCAAGGGCTCAATCGTCGCTAAGAAAATGTCTAATATAATTAAAAAGCTGCGCTTGTCTGGGAAATACACGGTAGCAGAAATGCAAAACATACTCTGCATGAAAGTCGATGAAATGAGTTTAATGCTTGACGGTTCGTTGATAAAAACTAGAAACATTCAAGAACACAAATATTCTCGCGCATGGGTGCCAGTTGAGGCTCCTCCTGGCACTATTGACTCATCACCAGTAATAGAGAGACCACCGAACGAAGATAGGTGAAAGACAATAATTATCTGAATGCTATAATTCGCTTTAGAATTTTCTCTGAAAGCGAGATAACATGCCATCTCTTCGGTACGGACGGGACATATCAGATGATGCCGCGCAGCTACTGAGACTGCGCGAACAGGCAGTTGCTCAAGTCCGCGATAAAGCCTTATCTCCAGATGTGCGCGACAGGGCTCGCGAGAGACTTAAGGATATTAATGAGCTTGTGCGTAATGCCTATGGAAACATAAGAACAGTCAAGCTTTTCGCATCACAGGCAACTCCGTATGAGGGAACATATGACTCTCCTGGCAGAAGAGCACAGGGTCTAAATAGCGAAGTATCGACAAGACCGGCACTAAATAAATCCGCACAAGCAGCTTTGCGCAGGCTTCAGGCGCAAGGAAGAATACCGAAAATAACAACCTATGACCCAAATGAGTCAGACTCTCCCATAAACATTGGTCGTGCAAGACCAACATCGCTAACCCCAAGAATGCAGGCTGGTCGTGAGCGCAACGCAAGACAGGGGGAGGAGCAATTAATTAGAGAAGCACTTACCCCATCGCCACGAGGTAAACCGCGAGAACTCCCATACAGAGATGTGGCAACAGCAAAAACGGTAGGTGCTATGAGAAATGCAGCTGGAAGGAGAGCGGCAGACGCTGCTCGCCCTAGAGCACCGAAGAAAGCCGCAGCACCGAAGAAAGCTGCAAAAAAGACTGCAAAGAAAGCAGCTCGTCCAGCAAAGAGAGCAAATCCAAGAAGCAGGTAGTAAATGCTGGCAACAGTCAATGACCTTACAACCTATATGGATGTTAAGTTCACCCTTCGCCAACAAGATGCCGCAGAAATGGTTCTTGCTGGATTGCAGGGTGAGCTAGAGGCATTCCTCCGTAGGCCAATTGAAGTTGAAGAATTTACCGAGGAATATAGGCTGCCATCGAGTCAACATGGCGTTCCAATGGGGACATTTCTCAGCATAGACAACGGCTATTACAACGATTCATTTACTACAACCAACCCGGTTGACAACATGATTTATGCCGAACCGCCAAACATGATTTATTTGCGCAATGCTCCAGTAACAAGTGTCTCAAGCGTTACTGTTCAGCCAGTTCATGGAACTTTACGAACGCTTACCGTAAATGATGACTATGTTGTGCACCGCTTTGGAATTGAGTATTTCTATGGCTACGAAAACGACTTGGTTACTGTCACGTACGAGGCAGGGCTTGATGGTTCAAGTATTCCGCTTTTTAAAATTTTAATTCTTCGCGCTGCTTCTCGGGAAATGCAAAATATGCACGACGATGTTGTTGGTGTAAAAGACTTAAATCCGAGAAATGTTGGTCCACTTGTTACGGGATTTCTCGACACAGAACTAGCGAGTGTTAGAAAGTACAAGCGGAATAGGGTTGCTTAAATGAGGCTTACAGCCGACGTAGATACAGATGATGCTGAAAAATTGCTAGACAATATTGGGGATAGGTCAAGAGATTTCAGTCCGGTATGGCGTTACGCAAAGCGTCAACTAGAACAAGCGTTCTCAGAAAACTTCCTTAGCGGTGGAGGTCTGGTCGGAGGGTGGAGACCATTGGATGCTGGATATGCGGCATGGAAGAGCGTCAGAAGACCAGTTGCTCCAATACTTGTATTTGATGGCCAGTTATTCAACAGCTTAAGAAGCCTGGACAGAACTTCTGTAAACAAGATTGAAAAGTTAAGCGCCACTTTTGGCACAGATATTGAATATGCAAAATTTCATCAATATGGCACTACAAAAATGCCTCAACGAAAAATAATCTTTGAACCAAAAGGTTTCTCGAGAGACATAAGCAGAAAAGCCGCAAAATATGTAATTAGGGGCAAAATATAATGGCTACTCCAAATTACTCATTAATGCATGGTGCTCAATTTGCGAAAAAATATGTCAATGATTATCTGAAGCAGGATATTCCAGTAAGAATAATCGATTACAGAAATGCTTGGCAGGCTGACGATATTACGCTTCCAACTCCTTCTCAGTTCATCGCGTACGAACCTCTAGCAATAGATGAATGGCCGACTGTAATTACTGTTGCTATCTCAACAAACACTTTTAACAGGATTGGCTTTGATGGCCCAGACCCCTTGTACAGAGTTGCCTACAGCATGCGTACATACATATGGACCAGGACAGAGGGCTCCGAGGAGGTAACAATAATGCGAGACAGATTGACAACTGTTATTCGCTCAGCCCTTCTTGATTACCCATGCCTGAAAGTTTATGACTCGGCGACCGCTTCTGGTCTTGGGAGGGATTCTTTTCGCGTAATGATTGACGAGGGTTCATTGAGGGAAGAATTCTCTGACATCACGCTTCTTAAAGGCGACAGAATGATGGCAGGGGCATACCTCGGGTACACATTAGAAATAGATGAAATAGTTTCCAGAAAACCAATTGGTGAAGTTGCAGAAATACAGGTTGATGTTGTCCCGCATGCACTAAGTGCTTCATTGAGCGTTTCCGGCGCCCTATCTAGTCCGGAAATTGTCGTAAATTAGTTGCATTCGAGAAACCTCAAACATCTGTACAATATAAAACGTTGGACGGGAGAAATCCCACGACATGATTTATAGGAAGGTCTTATGCCAGGCGTAGTCGTCTCCACAGCGGTAAGAACAGGACCATCAAGTGCAACAGTTCGCGAGTCGTCGCAACTGTTTGTCGTAGGTATGGCAGAGCGCGGCCCATCAGACGAGGCTGTCCTCGTTGAGAGCTTGGCTGATTTTGAGTATAAGTTTGGTGGTTTCCAGTCTTACTCATACCTACACCCAACACTTGAGACGTTCTT